TTTTACTTCTCCCGGCAATTTTGAAGTGATTTCCTCTCGTGTTCTTCTTTAACGAGCTCAAGCATGTCTCGTATCCTTTGAGGAATAATTGAACCAAAACCTGCTTTCTCGACGTTTTCGAGAATGGATATGAGTTCGTTTAATGAAAGGGCCCCAATCGCCCATGCGCCTATCCAGGGCTCCTGCAAAATTTGGTCGATTCCGTGAAAACCGACGGCTACTAACAGAATTACAAATTTTCTGATCAGACCTTTTAGTCCAACTCGGCTCGACCATGTTCCTGTCCTGGCGGCAGCAACCATTCCAGTCAGGTAATCAGCTACAACAAAGGCAAATAGCCAATAAAAAAGATTTTTATGCTCCCCCATTAGGGTGCTAACAAGCCCTGTAAAACCTCCGGCAATTAGCAAGACGGCATTTTTAAGCACCCCAGGATCTAAACTTCCTAGCCTTTCCAACAATTGGTTCCACATAGGACGCTCCTATGCTTGCAGGACTGTGTACTGAGGCTCCTCCGGCCATACAATATTTTCCGGGAATCCCTCTTGCCCCGGCACATCCCTCAGTGCTTGGCGGTAAGACTTGATTTTGGCCAAATCTGCGTCGGAGATTGGATAATCTCCGGAAACCAAAAAGTCGGTTTGAGACAGTAAGTAGTCTCGTTTAGAACGGACGGCTGCGGCTGCGCGCTCTTTTAATTCGGCAGGAGTCGGCTCGGGGATAGCTTCGAGCTTAGTTGCGATTTTCTTGCCAGAATCATCATTGACGGAAACCTCTCGATAATGCTCCGGATCATTCTGCGCAAACTGGCTCAGCAATTTTCTCAGCTCATTGTTTCGTTTGGTGCGGGATTCATGAGGAATATTCAACGCTAAAAAGTCCTCCGCAGTCGACGGGTAAGGTATTTTGTCCCAACCAGATTCTGGATTCCCAGGATCTTTAATTTTGCAGAAAAAACCATCCTCATCATTCGGGTCGACGTTTGTAGAACGCGGCGGCATCAACCAAGAGCTTTTATTTCGGGGATTCAATTGCGCAATATGCGTCCCACAATAGAAGCCGTCTTCGTCATAGACGAAAACTGTTTTCATTGTTTTCAATTTTTCAATATTTGCCATGTTGAACTCCAAACAAATCAAGGCGCTAAAGCCTAAAAAGCGGCGCTATCAAATAACAGATCAATCCGGACTAGCGCTCCGAGTCCAGATTTCTGGTGTTAAAAGTTGGGTTGCCAGGATTCCCCAGAACGGCAGGGTCCTCGACATTACTTTGGGCCACTGGCCAGAGATTTCCTTAATGCAGGCGCGCTCCCTAGCGCGCAGGAAAAGACGGGAGCTTGAACTTGAGCCCTCCGGTTCTTACACCTTGAGGGATGCGTTCAAATTTTGGTGCTCGAAAAAGAAAAACAGAATCGCCAGCTATCGCGACGAAAAATTACGCTTGGAGAAGTACGTGATCTCAAAGCTCGGTTCCCGACAGCTCGATTCAATTACTCCTCCCGTCCTTATTAAGTTGCTTGAGCCAGTCGAGGCTGCGGGCAAACTTTCCACGGTCAAACGACTTTTAATGCGCGTCCGGGAAATTTATGACCTAGCCGTTAATGCCGGATTCATTCAAGCGAATCCGCTCTCCAAAATTACGAAGGTTTTTCCAGTGCCGGAGGTGAGGCACATGCCCGCGCCTGACTGGAAAGAGCTTCCCATCGTAATCAGCCAGATCGAGGCACTGGCACCTCCCAAATACAAATGTTTGTTTTATTTCTCCCTGGCAACTTTGCTCCGTCCAGGTGAAGTCGTTTCAGTGCGGATTGACTGGATTTCCGAAGAAGCAATCACAATACCGGCAGAATTTATGAAAATGAAAATGATCCACCGGATTCCCTTGACTCCCTACCTCATTTCGCTAATTAACGAAGCCAAAACTATCCGGAAAAACAAGAGAAGTCCTTTCCTTTTCCCAGCCTCCAATAAAAATCAGCACATCTCCGGGCAAGCGATGGCCAAATGGCTTCACGAACAACCGGAATTTAGAAATAGGCTAGTAGCCCATGGACTGCGCTCTATTGGCCGGAGCTGGTTCGCCGACAACGATGTGACTTTTGAAGTCGCCGAGGCGTGTTTAGCTCACTTAGTTGGCTCGCAAGTCGTGCGAGCATATCAACGAACCGATTTTTTCACGCCGAGGCAAAAAGTCATGCTGAGCTGGCACGCCTACATCGAGACATGTGCCCGATGTGCTCGGGTTTTAAGCCAAAAGCCCGCAGAATCGGAGGCTCCGGATTAAAAAACCGTCATTTTTAGGCTGTGCCAGGCACAGTAGAAACGTTGAGCTCCGCCGATAATCGGCGGGGCCTGCAGCAATCTCTGGAAAATTCCCGAATATTAGCGGAACCTACCATTATTTGTATCCGTCAACTCACGACGTGCTTACAACCGGTTCGCTGGCTGTTTACGCCAACAACGCCAGGTTGAAAGCAGACACAAGTCTCACAGGTTCAAATAATGAACCTGTAGGCATAGCTTTGAACGCTTCTGCTAGCTCAGACTTGTACCAAGACGGCCTAACCGAGGTGCGAGTGAACGCTTTGTTCGGCTTGAACATCATTCGAGCGTTCTAACCGAATATCGACGGCTCTTTCGAGGCAGCGTACTACACCGATAAATTAAAAGTGAGAGCTGCTTTTACCCGTGGAATGGACTTAAACGGACATGCCCTAAGTGGAACGGATCGAAGCTCTATCAGTATGGAATTTAGCGCAGCAGATTCAAATCCGATTTATTCGCCTGAATGCGATACCGTCCAACCGACAGCCTTACGAGCACAATTCTTAATCCGTTACGAATAGCGGATAAGACATTGTGCGAAAAGTCCTGCCGGTTGAACTGTATCGGAGGCTCCATAAATGTCGCTCGATAACGAGGCATCAAGGGTAATCTTGTGATACCCGGTCATTGCCCTTATCTCTTGAGAATAGTCTCCTATGTTGTCGTGGCTTAATGCGCCGGATGTAGTCTGAAAATTAAAAACACCATCGGCGAAACCTGCGATATTCGGAAAGACCGAATAGCACATTCAGTTTCTCTTTGCATAATGTGCAAGGAGCGTCTTTAATCTACCCAAACATCGAAGGCTCCTGCAAACCGAGAGGGGAACAAAACTCGAAACACCAACAACTTGAAAATTTAGCCGATAGCCCTTCCTATCAAGGTCTCGCTTATGACGCGTCTATAGGAAATTCGATTTTTGGCGCCTCTAGCACCGTACAACCCGCTGGGCTGTATGGCCTTTGCTTAGTGCGAGCGTATCAGGCATAAGCCGAATACTCCATCCACCTGTACGGTAGAAACACTTCGATAGGTGTTGTTGTAACTGCTCGGGTCGAATCTAAAACTGACAGACGGCATCTCAAGCTGTGAAGTGTTTCCTGAAAATTGGTATTTATTGCTGTTTGCAACACCATCGACGGTAGTAATCCACGAACCGCTTGCGGATGTAGCGTAATTGTCGTGAGGTATGCGACCGAAGTAGATTTGCCCCGGTATATTCGGTAACCCAGCTTCAATATACTGGCCCACTTCGGAAAGCACCGTGGTGCCTTCGAAAAATCTATGATGAGTGTCCGGAAGTTTGAATGTGCTGGAAGAATCGCTGCCCCAGCGATCGCCAATTGCTGCAAAAAGTTCCGGATACTCGGTTCTGCTTAGGCTTGCGCCATTGCAGAGTAGAAAACCTTCTGGAACTTCACCACCGGCATACGGCAACATTGTTCCAATCGGCACAGCGGCCAAACACGCAGCCGCGATTTCAGCTCGTAGGAGTGTTTTAAGAGAATCAATTGCGCTGGCAACATAATTTTTGACGAAGTTCCAAACACCCATCGGGGTGCATGCTTTTGTGGTGTCGGTTCCTGCAGTAATTTCTGCCAGGGATGCGAGCTTTACGACGCCAGCGGTTGTCGTAGTCGCAGGAGGATTAAAGAAATTTGTGCCTCCAGAAACGGTTACTCCACCCGTTCCGCCCTGCAAAACTAAGTCAAGAGAAAGTAGTGCTTGGGAACCAGCTGCTTTTTGCAAAATTGAGCCAACTGGCTGCGAGCTCAAGGCAAAAAGAGTCCCGTCTTCAAGATAAACGCCAACCTCATTGGCCGTATAGGCATCAGCGGACGCGTCTGTCATCGTGACATGGATAACGTTATCGCCAACCGCTCCGCCGGATAAAGCAGTAATTTCTTTAAATTTCGACTGCAGGGCCGTTTTATCTGCAGTCGGCGTGTAATTTCCGGTTCCTAAACCGAATTTTGTAATTTTTACGGGAAGGGTGCCGTTCTGCTCGGCATTTAAGAGCGCGGCAAGGCCTGCCGACGTTACAACAACGCTAGGCATAGTTTTCTCCTAAATTTTGAGTGGATTAAATGTGTGTGTAAGAAACTGGACGGATAAGGCCCGTGACGGATAAAGCCTCAGAAAGAGGCGGCGGCTCGCATGTGCAACGCGAAAATGTTGCCGAGCGCAGTGTCCCGGAAACGGAAACCTGCCCAAGCAACGATTGAACTAATTTGAATGTGTAGTGAGAACGAACGGGTTTGGCCTCATTCAGCAGTCGGAAAAAATCCTCCTGGGCGTCCCCAGGCAGACCTCCGGAAATCTGACTGATCAAGGCAATGACCTCGAATGTGTGCGGCGTTCCTTTTGGAGTTTTCTGCCACCATTCTGTAATTGACACAGCGGAACCGAGAGACTCCAACACTTTTTTGACGGCACTCAGGGTCCCCATTCGGCATTTTTGAGCGACCACTGTTTTTGCAATTAGCCGTTTCTGGCTTAGTGGCCAAGAATCTCGCCATGTCGTCAAGTCAAAGCAATATGCCAAATGATCCAGCTGCGTGCTGGTGAGCTTGTCCACATTCGCGTAAATTGCGCCCACATACAAAGACCCGGCAACTGATTTCAGTTCCGGGTCTATTGCTGTCGCAGAGTTTTGAACTTGTCGGTCCTCGGCAATGCTTGATGGAAGCAGGTCACTGAGGACGACATCATCGATTTTTTTCATTAGCCATCCTCCAAACCTTTAAAGGTGACCGTAACTGAAGAGCATTGAGCGACTTCGCTCTTCGTTAATGTTTTAAACACGGGCGTAAGGGTCGAATGAACAACGCGGCCAGCCCCTGCATCGCGGACACGTTTAATCAATTCGTCCGGGTTAATGTCACGACCGATTTTTGACTGCTGCCACGCGACGAAATCATTCACGGCTGCCTGAACTGCTGTCTTGATCGAATCGAGCTTTACAGCGTCAGAGTTGAGCACGTAATAATCCACATTGACGCTGTATGAATAGGCTGTTGGAGCTAAGGCATGAACTTCATCCGTGAGGGGACGGACTTCTTCGCTGGCCAGATAGTTCTCGACTTCATTCAAAAATGCAGCTTTAGGCAACTCCCCGCCAGTGAGCAATGTATAAACGTTGACAACGCCCGGCGTCGGAGAATCAATCGCGACATCAATAATTGCCGGGGAAACCGATAACGTATGAAATATGTAAGCCTTTTCCGGGCCGGCAACGGAGAAAGAGTTAGGTCGAAGTCTTAATCGTTCTGCATAACTACTGTCTACTTCCTCCTCTGATCCTCCTGAGGATTCAGAAGTGTTTACGGCAGAAGCCAAGAATGCCATGGGGCTGACAATAGTTGAAATCTGTCCGGCTAAATATCCGTTGCCTACTGTCCCAGCCTCCAAACATTGCGCCTGAGCTGTTGCCTGCAGAGAGCCTGCAGCAATCGTTGTTTGTGAGATAGTTTCGAACGTGACATCGCCGTTCGTTACCTGAAATCTTGCCGGAATAACAAAGGCGGATGCCAATGCCTGTGACAGCGTAAATTGAATTTCGGTAACGGCATGAGAGGCAGGCTGACGTTCACAAGCCAGCATCGTACCTTGCGCATTTAGATATGGGCCTTGGGCATAGCTCAGAAGGTTTTGCTGAGCTCCGTGGTTGAAAACCTGCCTGAGCTGGATGATTTCGGATGCAATCGTCAATAGATATTGCCGGACAGGATCGCCCATAGCAAGAGACCGCCCGGAGGCGGTCTCATAGCGATTGATGATTGAGGCTTTAATTTTGTCCGGATCGGTCTCGACGAAATTGACGTCCGGAAGCCCCCACCGGGGGAGTGTTTCACTCATATCATTCCTCTATCTCAATTTTGATTTTTGGTTTGGTAACGCCATGAACAACGTCCGCATCGTCTAAATATTCGATACTCAGGAAGCGGGCGCGAGGTTCGTATCGAGCCAAGGCGCGAATCAATTCTGATTGAAAAAGCGCCTGGGCAATTGAAATCGGGCGGTCCAGCATATCCACTGACATTCCAAAATCCCTATCGAGAGGGACCGTGCCAATAATCGTCGAGCAAATTGTTCTGACGTTCTGGATTACTTCTTCAATTACGGACTGTGGGGCAAAGTTAATTGCACTCCGTTCAGATAAGTCGATCGAGAATGCTGTCACTTCCTACCTCCGAAAAAGAAACGGAGACCTCTGCAACAATGCAGCCGCCTCCTTTGCCAAAAAACTTATGCTGAACGTCGTATTTATCCATGACCATCATGCCCACATAACCGCCTCCAATGATTAGAGGAAGAGCCAAATGCTGATCAATCAATTTCTCTAATAACGGCAGTCCGACCATTGGAGAAATTCCCCGTGAGGCGTCAAAACGCAAAGTGAAAGACACCTCCAAAGGAGAAAATCCCAGAAATTCTTTAATCGTTTTGCCGAGATAAACGGCGTGCTCAGCCCATCGAACCTGTTTCGAAGTCTTTAGATCTTTGTAGTTAAAAATCGCGTCTTCGGAACAATAAAAAGGCATAGGACCGTAGCAACCTAAAACATTAGGCATAACCACTCCTAAGAATTAAAGTCCGGAGCCGTAACAGGACCCTTGAATTTTCCTGTCCCGGAAACATCCAAATTCCCGGTTACAGAGACATTGCCGGTAAACGTCAAATCCTGTGACTCAATTGTGGCGTTGCTGCCAGTCAATTTCATCGTGGTGCCTCCAACGTTCAATTGGAGGACCGGAGTTTCGATGCTGACCTGAGCCGCGCCTTCAATTTTTACGTTGGCAGCAGACTTGATCGATACAAGTTGAGAAGTCTCGACCGAGACCTGATTTTTCTGCAGTTCAATTTTTGTTGTCCCAATGGAGCACTCAAAAATTGATCCGGATCGATCAAACTTGAAGTAGGAGCCGTCAGCAAATTTCACCATCCGGACGTCCGTTGAATTATTCGGAGGCTCAATTTCTCCGGCATAAATCGATCCGATAATGTAACCGTCTTCCATGCCAGCAGATCCGAAAAAGCAAAGCACGTCTTCACCGATATCAGGCAAATGAAAGTCTTTGTTTTCCATTGAATTAAAAACGACGATCGGCAGGGGATCACTGACAATTGAATCGTCATCGTCAAAGACAACCCGAGCCTTATGATCAGCCGGCAAAACTTCGACGACCTCTCCGAGTTTGAGAACGGCCATGTTTCGATCATCCTGATCAGTATCAAAAATCATGTTTTCACTCTGTGTAGATTCAACGATGTGGTGTATCCGCTGCCCAAGGAATGCGTCACGTCATCGATATAAAAATTACCGTCAAAGGATCCGAATCCCGTCAACCGAACAACTTCTCCGGCACAAAACAAAGGGTTCCCGACTAGCGAAATATCTGCAGTAATGCTTTTTGCATTGAGCTCACGGAGCTTGGCTTCAGCCAGACGTTTTGCCTCCGAGACGGAAGCAGCACGCTTTTTCCACTGATATTCCTGCGCAGAGTCATCGGCGTCCGGATTCGTGGCTGTGTACTCCATGACAGCCGGATTTGCCTTTTTTTTGTTGATTAAGCGGCCATGCTCATCAAACATCCCCGATCGAGCGGCAACAGCGACCTTGGTTGGGCGTCCGTATTTGTCAAACATCTCGCCACCAGCCGAATTCTTCTTTTTAACTTTTGGATTCCTGTAGCTAACAGTCACGCTTCGATAAGTTTCACTGTGGGACTGCGAAAAACGGAACGAGAGGAGCTCGGCCTGGCCGACTGCGATCGTCGCAACCGGGTCTTTTTTTTCGTACTTTTCCTTGCTGTAAACGACCAATTGAGTATCGGTAACTTTTACCGAAAGACCGTTTTCGGAACAAAGGCGGGACAAAAATTTCAAATCGCTCTCTCGACTTTGGTCCTGGCGATCAAACACGGGATCATCATCGGAATCAAAGAACAATTCCAGATTGGCTGCGTCCGCAATTTTCTTTGCAATCGCGGAAATATTCTGTTTTTCCCATGCCCGCGACTTCACTAGGCGACGTATCGATTTGTTTAGAGGAATCGAAACTGCCCGGATCGAAACGGTGCGGGGAGGTCCGGAGAAGTCGATTGAATCAACGAAAAAGGTCCCGCAAAACAGCTCAGGACCTTTAACCAGTGGCGTTCCGGTCGCAATGTATGCCTGCAGCACCATTCCTCCGTCCGGAGACCAGCTTCCAGCCCATTTTCCAGTCTCATCCTTCAATGAAATACTGATTTCGTCAGCCTCATCTCCATCCTTGTCGTGATAGGAAAACGAGAGAAGGTCCGGATTGATGTATCCGGACATATTTTCTTTGTCGGGGCCCCAAAGGACTCGCAAATAGGCCTGCCGAGGCTGAAAATCGGACATTTTTATCTCCTTTTCCACGGCGGAAGGCCGGTCAGGACATCGGCCGGAACCTCAATTTCAGGCGTTTTCACCTGAACTCCTGCAGGAAAAATCACGATTTCAGAGAGCTCCGGATTTTCCTGCATCAGACGGGTCATGTATTTTTCAGTTCCGTAGACCTTTTTGCTGATAATGTCCCACGTATCTCCCTGGACAGTTTTGTACATATCAACCTCAGTAAGCTAAACGGCGTTGATCAGCCAAAAGGCGCTCCAGCTCGCGTTTCAGATTGAATGCTGCCGCAGAGGCAGCCTGCTGAATATCCGCACCCGGGTTGCCGGAACCGTTAACACTAATATTCAAGTTCACATTGACCGAAGGAGCGGCAGGCTCTGGGGAAAGCATTGCGTTTAATCGAGAAAGCGGTAAAACGGCCTCAGGCTCAGAGCCTTCGCCGATTTGCGCAATCGTTGATCGGGTAGCCACGCCCCCGGAGGCCAGGGCTGGGATAGGATTCAACTGGAACCCGAGAGATTCTCCGCCAACGCCCGGGACCCAGGACGGAATCGTGACGTTGGCATATTCGTTGATCTTTTCAATGACAACGTTAAACATTCCAATTAGAGCATTAATGGGCTTTTTGGCTGCAGCCATAGCTGTCTGAAACACGTTCCCCATAAATGTCCCTAGGCCTGAGAATGCATTTTTAATACCCTCCCAAGTGTCGGCAGCCATCTCTTTTACAGATTCCCAGTTTTGGTAAAGAAGGATCCCTGCTGCGATTGCTGTACCAATGGCAACCACGACGGCCCCGATAGGATTAGCGGATAACACCAAATTAAAGGCAGCCATCGCAATTTGAGCCGCTCCGATCGCCGACTTGAATAAGCCAAAGATAAAACATCCCGTCTTAAACAAAGTGAAGGCAGGCAATGCTGCGGTTGCGAATGCTCCGATGCCGCCGGCCAGAGCACCGAAAGCGGCAACGAGCGTTGGGTGTTCATTTACAAAATCCGTTAACCAAGTCATTGCGCTGGTGCCAACCTGCGTTAATTTTCTCAACGCCGGCTCCAAAGTTTCATAAAAAGCAATCGTCAAACCTTCGACCGCACTTGTGAACGCCTTGTAATCTCCAATTAGATTATTGTTTTGATCAGCAGCGACCTGTTGCGCTGTTCCGGTTTTCTTAACGGCTTCAGTGAACTCTTGCAGAGCTCCTTTTCCAGCTTGTTCCATTAGAACAAACGCACCAGACATCGCCTCTGTTTCAAAAATAGCCTTTGTATAAGCGGCCCTCTGAGCCTCCGGCATTTTTGCCATCGCCTTGTTCAAATCGGCCAGAATCTCAGGAATCTTTCTCATGTTTCCGGCAGCGTCAGTAGTCTTAACTCTTAATGCATCTAATGCCTGGGCGCCTTGTTTACTCGGAGCTGACAGGCGAAGCATTACAGCTCTAAGTGTTGTGCCAGCCATAGATCCCTGAATACCTGCATCCCCTAATTTGCCAGCCATCGCTGCCGCCTCTTCTAGTGAGACACCCAAAGACTTGGCTACAGGAGCTGCAAACTTCATTGTTTCTCCGAGCATGGACAAATTAGTATTGGATTTGGTAAACGTATTGGTTAAGACGTCTCCAACCCGCCCCATTTCAGAGGCGTCCAATCCCATTCCGGTCAAAATATTTGAGCCGATGTCCGCAGCAGAGCCTAAGTCGATGCCTCCGGCAGACGCAAGATCGAGCATTCCCGGCATGGACTTGAGAATCTGATCTTTCGAGAAACCAGCCATGGCAAGGAATTGCTGACCCTCTGCTGCCTGGGAAGAGGACCATACAGTAGATTTGCCCAGCGCCTTAGCTTGTTCCCGGAGAGCAAGAAGATCTTCGCCGGATGCTCCGGAAACTGCACCGACACGGGCCATCGCGGCATCGAAATTAGCGCCTGTTTTCACAGCCCCCGCCATTTGTGAGAACATGGCGATGCCAGTCGTTGCTGCATAACCTTTGCTTGAATTGATGAGATTCATTCCAGAATCCATCTTAGATTTGCCTTTTTCGGCATATCTCATGCGTTTTTGAAGGGCCGTCTGCTTTTTGATCAAGGTGTCAAAAGAGGCGCCAGCAGTTTTCGTCTCATTTTCAAGTTTGGCCAGAGCATTCTTCTGAGCTATCCAGGCATTCTTGGCCTTAAGAGACGCGGACTCCATTCGATTAAATTCGGCCACTAAAGACTTACTTGGGTTTGACATTCCAAGCAGAGTTCTTTTCAGCTGTTCGGCAGATTTAGCCGCCCAAGCCCATTCATTTCGAGCTTTTTCCGTAGCTTCTCTTTGCTTCAGAACGGAACTTATATCTGAGTTTGCCTTCTGAAGATTTTTAACGGCCTTTTCTAGGTTTGTTGTCTTTTGTGTCGCTTTATTCATTACCGTTGCAAACTGGGCTTGCAATGCGGCTCCGACAACAAAAGCCATCTCGAATGTTTTAGATACCGACATGGTGTTATCCAAAGAAAAAGCCGCACGAAGGCGGCTTTCTTAAATCGAATGAAAAATTAGGTTCGCTCATCTTTTAGCTCAGGAAGCCTCCAAATGTGCTTTCTGAACCAATTGATAGAAGTTGTTTTCACAACGAAAGTGACCAAGCAAATTTCAAAAATGACAAAGTAAATCAGATCGCGATAAAAAGGAGTCTCAATTTCCTGAACTGCCTCGTAACCGATCAGAATTACAAGATAAGGGACTAGGAAAAGAAGAGGCAGGCCAAGGATAAGCATGGCTGCGCACCATATCTTTCCGACTATCGAGTGAAGAAAATCGTCTATTAATGACATATCGGCCCCCTTTCCTTTAATTATAGGGGTTACCTAGGTTTCTTGAAAGCCTTTTCTTCAAGTTTTCGAACCTTTTCTAACTCAGAAAGGAGGATCTTAGACCATTCCAATAAGTCCCTTATCGGCATGTTGTACCAGTCCAAGAAAGAAAGTTTGCAATCGGTTAACGATAGCCGAACGCAAAGGCGCTTTAAGTCTTGGACCGGGTGTTTACTGCTTAAGCCTAATTGTCGAAAAAAGGGGAAACCATTCCGGAAAGTTTTAACCAATCTCGGGCCGGAAGGTTCGTGAAAAACTCGACGGGCAGCTTAGTTGCTTTTGCCGCTAAAAATTTCCAACTGGCTGCCGTCGGAATTCTCTGACCCGTCCTGGTTAAATCTTCCACTTGAAGCATGGCAGATTCAATGTCCGAACCTTTAAGTCCGTCCAGATCCAGTTCGATTTCGGAATATTCCTTATCTTCGAATTTATAAGGTTTGGAAAATTTATATTTCATTTTTTTATCCTAATCCTAATGCTTTACGCACATCGCCGAGTTGATCGTTTCCTTGAACTTTGAAGATCATGTTGAGCTTGTCAATTTCAACCTGCTCCTCATCGTCGACAAAAACGCGCAAGTAGGTAGTTTCAACAACTGTGGTTTGTTCCGATTTGGCATTGACCTCCGCGCTGCCAAGAGCGGACGACTTGACGAGCCCCCGCAGATGGATGCGGATAGCTTTGACCTTATTGTCATTGGCAGAAGCATTAATTTCATTCTGCGCGATTCTAAATGTGAGACTGACGGGACCGTCCCTGAGCAAATTCAATGCTTCAGTCGTGATGGCATTCCAATTGATCGTTGTCTCCATGGACTGGAAATGTCCGGGAATCGGAGTTTCAACTTCGCCTGCAATGCCGGAGCCGGACAATGTGTCCGTCATTTTTTGAATTTCCGGGAGGTCGACCGTACCAACGCCCAGGAAGATGTTTCCCTCATCGGCAGTAACGTTGAAATTGATGGTGCGGTCCGGAATGTAATTAGCACCGTTTGTTGCCATTATTTGACTCCTTTAATTAGCTAAACAACGCAGAAAGTGCGGTCGGGTCGTATTCCACAATGAATTCGATGTCGCGGTTCGGCGACGGGGGTGTGACCTTGACATGGAATCTGGAAATACCATCGGACAGATCCGTGATCGGGTTTTCGTCCTCACGGAATTCAATTGTTCCGGCAATCAGGTACTCTCTCGCAACCAAACCATTCAGCCAAACCTGCAGGGTATTGGTAATTGTCTGAACCTGGCGACGATTGAGAGGTTTATCCAAACGCTGCCAGCATGTCTGAACGATAGTGTTGGAAATCCAGCACATCATTCTGCGAATCGGAATGAATGCGTCCTTCGGATCGGTGTTGGCCGGGTAGCAGGCAGTTCTATTGCCAAACGCCCTGAGACCGCCGATAAAGTTCAGCCCGGTTACGATGCCCTGGCTGTTCAAAAATTCAGCATTCGGCAGCGTTAACGGGACCTCGGTTCCTCCGGCCAGAACCATGCCGGTTGTGCTGAGAACTTTATTGGACGGGGATTCGTAAGGAACTCCGCCGTTGTCGCCGTCCACCTTGGCCATCAATGCAGCCAGCTGGGTAGAGATGTGATAGACAACTCCGTCCTGCTGCAGCATCGGCCAGCAGAGCACCTGTGCCGGATCGACAATATTGTTTGAGTTCTTCCAGCTCGGAGCGGCAGAGTAGTTCTTTACCGTGCCTGTCGGGATGTCGCAAAGGCAAATTGCTCGGAATACTTCGTTAATGCTGACCGCCTTGGCAGACATAATTGTGGCGACCGTCGAATTGTCAGAAAATCCCGGGGCCAAGATAAAGCCCGGAACAACCCCGAATAACGGGAATACATCCTCAACGAGCTCCAGGCCTTTTTTAATTTCAAGGCCGTCGCTGCCGGTAGAAACACCGCCGATGATATCGTTTGTTGTGACCTTAGAAGGGTCGCATTTTTCTGCAGCAAACGTTAACTCGGTTCCTGTCGGGCAAATAAAATCGCCGTCCTGATCTTTCAATGACGTGATCACTAGTTCTCCGTTATCGTTAAAGGCCGTCAGGAAATCCGTTCCTGCCGTCAACGATCCGGACGAGGAGCTCAGGGTGATTGAACTCAGGATAATTCCTGTTTCCGGGACGGTGGCGCTGGCGTTTTTAGTATCCAGAGTGACTTTGGTTGTCGTCGCAGTAGATTTGTGTGTAGCCGGATCGAGGACGTTCACGATCAGGGCCGGGCCAACGCCAAACAGCTGGAACTGAGAGTAAATGAATTCAGAAATCGAATATTCATATTTTTTCAGTCCGGAGGATGCATCCGATTTTGCAGGAACAAATCCGAACTCCTTGACCGCTTCAGCATAATTTTGAACATACTTCACCTTATTGCAGGTTCCATCAGCCATATTTACCGGCGCGGTTCCGACGATAAACGGAATTGCGCTAGGGACAGAAACGACCGGTACGAGACCGGTCTGAATTTCTGAGCTATGCACACGATGCATATAAGCCATTTATTTGCTCCTTACTTGATTAAAAAACAGGTTCAACGGATGTCCTTTTTTGGCCAAATCCACTCGCGCCTGGGCCAAATCGTCCACATAAACAATGAGGCCCGCGACTGCAGGCCTCTTTTCGATGATTTCTTTTACCAACGAAGGCAAGGTTCCGCCTTGAAAGACTGTGAATCGATTTAGTCCGAGAAGACGGGGTCCTATGTAAATTCGAGTTTTATCCATAAAGTGCCCTTTGAAGGGAATTGCCGTAGGCAGAGAACGCAGATCCGCTTGTGATGTTCGGCAGACCAGCCGGGACGCACATCGGGAAATCAGAACCCCAGAGCGTTTTCAATTCAAGTTGCCAATACGGCCACGGCTGATCTTTAATGATCTGCCAATCCAGCTCCGGGACGAGATGGAATTTTTGTTTTAGCGGCAGCTGAGCAAATCCGATGATCGAATTCACAACAGCATCCAGAACGTTGACCGCGTCTCGATAGCCCACAGAATCCTTCCCATAAGTGCCAACCACAATCGACACTTCAGTTTGCGAACGCTGTGGAGAAAGCTGCGCCGAATTTGCCCGGACTAAAACAAAAGGATAGGGATCTTCTGAATCCTCCTCTTTTGTCGGCAGGTATCCGTCGATAATTTTCAAATTCCTAGCCGGGCCGTCCTTTTCCAGATCGGTGCCACGGGTCGGCAATTTGATATTTTTTAGAGACGTTTTTAAATGCTCTCGGAGAGCGTCACAAAGATCTAATGTCATTTTGATTTTGTTCCTTTTGACAGAAGTCGCTTGACTTCGTGATCCAGGCGGCGTTCAAACGTTTCGTCAAAACTCTTTTGAACTGCTTCGACAACATTTTCATTGGCAGCCATACCAGCTACTGATGGGCCAAACACCGGTTCAACAGGAAGCGAAGAAGAAGTTTTTCTTTGCAGAAGCACCCCTTTACTCACAAAACCTCGGTCAACCGGCTTAAGTTCCGACTTCCTAATGCCCAAGCGAACTTCCCTTCGCTTTGAGCCGGTAGTGTCGGTTTTTGGACGCAAATTGAAGGTCTGTGCGAAAAGATTCGGGCCTTTTACACTGATCTGAGCATTCATGTGCCCCTTCTTCTTTTGGATTCTTTTGGAAATCGCGCTTCTGGCTGTTCGAGCTTTAACAGAATATTCTTTCCGGATTTCTTTGCTAAGAATCAAAGCAGTATGGGTGAGCGCTCGCGAAGCAGAAAAGTAAACAGCTTTCCCCAAAGCACCGTCAATATTGGCCAATAATTTTCGAGCCTTTTCGATGGAATTTTGGTTCATTCATTGTTTTCCTCGCACGTGATAACGAGCATCCCGACCTCATCAGAGATAGCGGCAACACGGTGAAAAGAGCCGTCGACAGACAAGTTTTGGTTAACCTCGGGTGTCGGAATATCGCCCTTCTTGACGAAAATTCTCAGCTGGTTAGTGCTGAGGCCGTAATACGGCTCTGACATCAGGCCGGGATTCGGAATTCCAACGTTTGTATCGATCACGCAGCGGACGTTTCTCGATCCGATTCGGTGTTCCTTGCCGAAATCTCTCAGAAATGTGCTGTCAATGTCGGCTTGAAACATTGCGTCGTAATCATTCATCCTTTTCCGGCTCCGGCTGCAAAGGAAGTCCTGCTGCTACCTCGGTCTCTGGTGTCTCCGCTGCCTGAGCAGGTTGCGGGGCTGCCTCGGAATTGTTCTTCTGTTTTACATACTTTTGCAACGGAGCAGGCAGCGGCTCATCTTTCGGCCACTCGACAATTTCTCCCGGACAAAAAACTTTGCCTTCGTGGTGTAAATAAAATTGCGGCCGGACAATGCATTTCATAGTGTTTCTCCAAAGAAAAAAGGGGCCGGAGCCCCTCTAGAATTAGCTCAACAAAGCGTCGGAGAAGAGGCAGAAGCTCTTCGGATGACGAACTGCAATGTCGATCGTCTGCAGGGCGCGGATTTCAACGCCACCAGACTTCCACGCGTCGCCGTAACGATTAACGTCGATTTCAAGGAAACCCCATTCGCCAATGAGAAGATCAGCCCAATTGCCGAAATATATTTCATGGCAATTATTTGAAGTACCCTTTTCAAGACCACTTCGAACCTGGTTGGAGCGACCAACCGCATAACCATTGACTTCGCCCGGGAAACCATTGCGAACTGCTTCAGTGATCGGCTTCCAGATGTAATCTCCGGAGGTATTCTTGATCTTTTTCAGGAAGCCGATTGTGGCGGCATTACACAAGTAATACATATTTGTGACGTCAGCGTTAGCTGTCGCAACCTGAGTTTCCATATCGATCAATTTATCGAATGTAAGGCTGCCGCCATTGGTGCCCCCTTCAACGGTGCAAATTCCGCTCATGTTGGCGATACCCGTGGGCTGGTTATTTGTGCCGGTACCGCAAAGAGCAGCAAGGTCAATGCCAAGTGCCAAGGATACGGCCAGCTCGTTACGGACAAAGGCCTCAACGTTCATGCTGGATTGGAGCAAGAGGTTTCTGGAAACGGAGGACAGTGCACCGATCGTTTTCGGCTTCAAAGAAACCTTGTCAAACGTAGCATTACTTTCTGTTGGGGCTGTGTTTTCAGCCAGCCAATATGTAGTCGAAGCTCCGGTTTGTCTAGGAATTTCGACGTTTCCGACCAGACCGGAAATAACGGTCGCGCCCATACGGGTAACCATTGCCTTGGCTCGGAGAAGATCAATGAAAGATCCGCTTCGAAGGTCTGTAGCAACAAGGTTGCCGCCCTGAGTGGGCTGACCGACAAAATATCCTGGCGTCGTGTCACGCTGCATTGTGACATCGCTAGGCATGAAAAATCCGGTTGTTTCGCGACCGCTGCGTTTTGCAAGCGTTTGAGAAACTTCACGTTCAAATCCTGCCTTACTCCAATCGCCAGTCAAAGCTGCATTCAATGCACGAACCAGGTTGAAATTGCTTCTTTCTGCTGCTGTCAGACCGATATCCTCGGAGATTCCTCTGGAAGCGACTCCAACCGGGGAGACGGAACGTTTGCCGAGTAGGTCTAAAACGTGAGAACGAATGTTTTCGATTGATTCATTAGAGCGGATCATGTTTTCGCGCTCGGAGTCCTCGATATTGAACTGACGGCAGAGAGAATAAATATTCTCGATGCGCTGGCGTTCATCCTGGCGAACCTTCTCGCGTTCGACTTCGACGCGACGTGCCTCGGCGATCGCTGCTTCACGAACGTTTTCTCTTTCCTGCTGCTCGGAGTCATTGACTTTGTTTTCAGAATTTTCTTGACCTCTGATTGCCATTTTGTTTTCCTTTAAGTTAGTTTCAAAATCTCTGTAAACGCCGACGTTCGAATCGGCGGGAATGGTTACAAGCGATACCTCATAGATCTCCCAGGACGTCGCGATTAGCTGATCGTCATCGGGGTCTTCTCCACGGACCATGTCGTAGTCAAGGATTTCGTATTGAAACGAGCAGTTGACAAGAACTCGTTCATCAACCATCGCTTTGGCCTTTTGGCCTTCCTCGGACGACGAAAAACGGACCGTTGCGTAGGTCCTGTGTTTGTCCTGATCGAGTTTTTCCACAACGCCTAAGAGCTTGTCTCGGTTATGGTTAAAAAGAAGGGGAAGCGTTTTTTGTCGCTCCCCCATAACCATGGCGCCTGGTTTGTGGCTCAGAATCTCTTGCCCGTACCACCGTTGAATCGGCGTATCGGATGCAACCGGGAATCTGATCACACTCGAATCCTGATCGTCCGAACGTTCAAATACTGCAGAACGCACCTGACCGCGAAGCTGGTCCGCAGTCAATTCAGTCCTCTTTTTCGTCACTTTTATCCTCCGTACTCTCCTTTGCTTGTTTTAAAACCGTTGCCTTTGTTTCAACCCCATATAATTCGGCGGTTGCCTTGTCCTTGGCCCTCTGTTTGCAAATGTCTTCATAATCTTGGCCGTTACCCATTGCGGCAACGACGTCGCTATCAGACATAAAGCCGGCGTTCCGAGCATTGATATACGCGGTAACTTCTTTTGCCGGATCAACCCACGACCAACCGCGAGGTTTGAATCTGACTGTTTGATAACGTTCCTTGTTTTCGAAATATCCGGGAAGATTCAGACGTCCGGACAAAACAGCGTGATCCAGCCAGTCGCAGAAAATTGGCTTTAGGAATTTTTCAATCAGCCAGGTCTGCAGCACTCGCCATTGATCACGGTCATCGAGCAAGGCCAGACGGGAGCTCGAATAGTTACTCTGCGAATAATCGCGGGAGAGCGTTTCGTATGAAACCCCGACGCCCGCGGCAACCTCTCTCAGCATGTAACGCATAAACGCATCGATGTTTGAGTTGGGCCGGGACGGCGTAAAGCCTTCAAATTTTTCTCCCGGGAGCAGGCGCTGGAACATTCCGGGCTCGCTCCGGAGATATTTCGGGATCGGTTTTCCGTCGTTTTCCAGATCTCCATCATCGACAATCTCGCGCTGCACAAATCCCACAATATTTGCGGCCGCTCGCGCTGCCACGATTTCGGAATTGACATAGCCGCCCATATCCTTAAGTTTTTTCAAGACAGAATGCAGCCAGGGTGTGCCTCGGGTTTGAGGCCAGCGCTCAACCAAATACAAATGGACAATATCAACGGCTTCAATACAGATCAGTTGGTTCTGCGTATACGCCGAAACGTTAATGTCGCCCGGATGATTCGGCCAAAACCAATACGCCTGCGGACGCATCCATTGGTTAACCTCAACGCCAAGCCGCACCGTATTGCCACGCACGCTCGGCGCCAGGGTACATTCGTTATCGACCAGAAGGTCAGACTCAATGACCTCGAGGCTGAACGGTATGCCGGAGCGGCCAAAGCCTTCGTGAATTTTCCGGATAAGAATTTCGCCGTCTTGGAAGACCGAGCCGATGATTAACCTCATCATCTCAGTCATATTCATCCGGCCGGCGGCGTGACAGTTGTCTGCCTCGCACCATTCATACCAAGAGGCCTCAATCAGATCATTAGTTATTTGATCAGGTTTCCCGTCCTTCCCTTGGACTTGACACTGGATTCCAATGCCTTGGCCAACGACGTTGTTCTGGATCATTCGCCGCAGGTTTAAAGCGTGCGGATTGTCCCGAATCATCTGACGGCTGCGGGCTCGAAGCGTCCTAAGATCGCCCCGCAACTCAGTGTCCTGAGTCGTGTCCCCGGCATTGAGCCAGTCAGCCGTTAGGCGCCCGGTTTTTGCTGACTCAAATGACCGAAGCTCCTTTTTCTTGATTTTTTTCTTTGATTTACTCATCTGAATTCAACCAATAAAGTGTGCGGGTCAACGCCCCGGGCTCGGCATTCCTCAAGAAAAACCTGTTTTTTCCAATATTCAATGAGGTCAAACAACTCCTGAGGGGAGTTGAATGTCATTGAACGGGAGCCGATGGTGTAACTTTTGACGTGGCCGTTGGTGCCTGTATAGGTTTCCAATGCGCGCTGAGCTGCTTCCAGGCACTGACGAGCCTTCGACTTGAATGAAGCCGGGCGGCTGTTTTCCAGCGAAACGATTGAAACATCTTCAACCAAGAAAGTTTTCCGGAGATTTTTTCCGGACACTTGGAGCAATACATCTCCAGATTGCCCGGAGAGTTTTTCGGACACCTCCGGGGGCATGATGATCACGACAAAATCACCAGACTTTTCAACCAGCAGGGCCGGATGATCCTTACCTTCGGCCGGATTGAAAAACGCGGACCATGCCGCGTCTTTCGGAATCTCTTTCGGGTTCAAATATCGAACCGGAAGCAATCGCCAGGTGTGCGAATCGCCTGCAATCACGCTTACCATTCACTGTCTCCAAAATAAGGTGGCGGCTCGTCATAGCCGTCAAACATTTGTTGCTTACGCTTAGGTCTGGGTTTTTCTTCCGGGATCGGCTGCGGTTCCGGCTGCTGTTCAACCGGCTGTGTCGGCTCGGTTTCCAGCTCAAGCGAGAGAGATTCCTGAGCCTGCTGCTGGAATTCGAGGAGCCAGCGGGCCGGGGTCCACATGTGCAATTTCAAACTGCGCGCTGCATGCAACGCATAAACTTCGCAGTCCAGCGCCTCGTTTCGAACCGAACTCTTTTTCTGCCAGACTCTTTTCCGGGAATTTCGGGCCGGGGCCTTGACTTCGCTCACCAGCTGTTCAAAGTAGTCCGGACGGACCTCTTTGTACCAATGCATGCGCCCCGGGCCTTTGCCCTGAAGCTTTATGCGGCCGGCATTAGCGTCAACACCCAGAATTAAATCTTTCGCTCGGGACGTTCCGACAATGAACGGACGCAGGCCGAACTTCGAAGCCTTCTGTTTGTAATTCAAATCAACGGAAGCCCTCGGAGTCGAGAAAATTTCCTTTGAATCATCGTTGACCGAGGATCCTTTGATCGCCATTAGGCCGCGACGTTTTCTTTTCCGGACAAACGTGTAAACCGCGTCCGAGGTTTGGCCGTCGGAGGAGTCAATGGAAGCTGCTCGAACTTTTAGCTTGCTGCCGTTCGGGGTCGGGAACTCTGAAAGGAGCAGAGCATCCAAATCTTTCCAGGCACCAGCCTCAGGCACCATTGTCTGACCGTAAATTTCGCCCCACCAAACCAGCCAAGATTCCTCGCCGACGCCCCAGGCGCGAATAATGACGGCCAGTCGGTCGTGCTGGACGTCGATGCCTGCCGTCAAAACCACACCGTTGACCGGTATTGTTTTTTCCGGATAATCCTCGGCCCGCGCTGCCAGGTCGGCAGTGTCCGGAAGGTCGCTCGCGAACTCGTAGGGCAGGCCGAGCTGGTTATTGACGAAGCTCTTCATAAAGCTATCGTCACCGGCATCGAGCTTCGCTTTAGCGCTCAAATACTTTTTGGCGATTTCGGCCAGGCTCGATCCGGGAAACGGGCTGTACAGCTCGTTAATGTAGAAGCCGGCTATCCCGGTGAAGGCGGCTGTCGCACGCCATTCCCCGTTTTTGACCGCGCGGTTTTTCAGCTCATTCGACCACTGGGCGCCGCAGTGCGGGCAGTTATAGACCGCAGTTTCGGGCAGAGCGTCGCCGAAGATTTCATGGTTCCGGCCTTCCTCATGCTGCCAGGAGACGTTCTCCCACGACAGCGTCTGCCACTCGCCGCAGTGCGGACATTTAACAAAAAAATTTCTTTTATCGCTTTCGCGATAGGCGGCCTCGACCTTCGAAATCCCGGAAACTGTTGGCGTTCCGCCGAAGATAATTTTTCTTCGGGGAAACGATTTAGTTCGCTCTTCGAGTAACTTAATCGTATCGCCTTGCTGCTTGACGTCCGAATTACAGTCGTCCGGTTCTTCAACGCAAACGACTGGGGCCGGCGTCGATTTGACTTCGGACGGAGAATTTGAGCTCACGAATTTCAAGAATCCGCCCGGGAAACCCTTGAAGCCCCATTTATTGTCCCGGTCACGTTTTGACATGACGGGGATCAAAGCTGCCAGTGCCGGCGTCACTTCCACCATCGGCGTGAATTTTTCTTCGTTGAACTTCTTGGCCGAGCCTTCCTTATCGAACATGATGATGATCGGGCAGGGCTCCAGGTGTATTCGGTGCCCTATGTAGTTCAACAACACGCCATCCGTCCACGCCACCTGCGCGGATTTTTGTGCGACGACCTTAAAAATCTTCGGATCATCCAAAGCCTCGTGGATTCCGCGAACCCACGGAGTCGTCTCCGCAACGTACTTACCCGGCAGAGCCGTTGATTTCGGACTTAAAAAACGGTAGGTTTCCGCCCAGGCCGTCGTTGAAATTCGGATTGGCGGCCGAACCTCCTCACCGAGAATTTTCAACAGATTTGCTATAGCTAGAGAGGAATTCATAGCAGTCCTTCAGAACGTCTTCGCACTTTTGTGTGTAGGCAAGCTCATCGACTTCTTTTCCCGTGGCAACGTAAACGTCGCTCCGGATAAAAGCCGGAAGCCCCATGAGGCGCTCTTTGAATCCGGAAAAGACAGTTTTTAAAACGGGCACGAGCTCGGCCACGTCGACCAGCTCACGCTTTTCTTTTTTGAGGGCGATCAAAGCCCGCTCGGTTTCGATTCGTTCCCGGGTGAGTTTGACCCGCATGTATTCGTCATCTTGGCCAGCTGCAGATTTCCGAAGCCGGTCTAAATACGCGAGACGAATTTCGTCAATCGACATGTTTCGCCAGTCGATCCCCATTTTCGCCAGTTGCTTGGAAACTGCCTGCTGACTCAAGCCCAGATGCTCTGCAATCTGTTGTTGAGTCGGCATAAAAACTCCTAATAGTTACGTTACAACCCCCTAAAATTTTTCACCTATAGAGGGAAATAGGGGGTACCCTAGGCGCGGCTCAGGGCTGACGGGAAGTACCTATTGGACTTGAGGCTGCTCAATGTCGTCAAAGAGCACGCCGTCTTCACGAACAGCTTTCAATCCAGTCGAGTCTTGCCAGCGACGGATGATCACGTCGCAGTAGGCAGGGTCTAACTCCATAACTCTCGCCTGCCTTTTCAATCCTTCGCAGGCAATAATCGTTGTACCTGACCCGCCAAACGAATCCAGAACGATGTCGCCTTCCTTAGAACTGTTTTGAATCAGGTAGGCGAATAAAGGGACCGGCTTCATTGTCGGATGCGCTGCGTTTCTCGTGGGTTTGTCGAACTGCAGAATGGTTGTTTGAGAACGGTCTGAATACCAGGCGTGCGCTGCACCGTCCTTCCATCCATACAAACACGGCTCATGCTTCCACTGATAATCCTGGCGACCTAAAACCATTGTGTTCTTAGACCAAATAAGACATTCCCGGATAGCCCAGCCAACGTCATTGCATGAAGAACGGAAATTGAGGCCCTCGGAATCGGCGTGCCAAATGTAGAAAACGCCTCCCGGCATTAAAACTAAGTCAGCCGCCTTAAACGCCCTTACCAAAAATTCTTTAAAGGCTGCATCATCTTGTTTGTCGTTTTTGATCGTGAGAGCGTCTTTGGTCTTACCCTTGTAAGCCACGTTATAGGGAGGATCAGTCAGATAGAGATTCGCTCTACCCCCCCCCATTAATCTGGCCACATCGGCCTCATCGGTTGAATCTCCGCACATGAGCCGATGTGTGCCCAAAATCCACAAATCTTTCGGACGCGACTTCGGGGCCGGAGGCGTAGGAATAATTTCAGCATCCTGAATTTCCGGAACGTTCTGCTGCGTATCCTCATCCTGTTCTTCCGGCTCTTCGATTTCCTCTGATTCCTCAGAAGCCGTTTCCAGATTTACCGAAAGTAAGGACTGCAAGTCTTCGGAATCGAAGCCCGTAACTTCCGCCGAGTAGTCATGCTGCGTTAACCAGTCGAGTTCTTCCCGGAGCAGGTCTTCGTCCCAACCAGCCTCCAGAGCCAATTTGTTGTCGGCAATAATGTAGGCGCGTTTTTGGGCCTCGGTTAGGCCCGTCAGGACGAGGACGGGCACTTCCTTCATTCCAAGGCGTTTTGCGGCCTCAAGGCGACCGTGGCCCGCGATGATGCCCTGATCCTCATCAATCAGGATCGGGTTTGTCCAACCGAACTCTTTAATCGAAGCAACGACTTTTTCAATTTGCTCTTCGCTGTGGGTTCGGGAGTTTTTCTCATACGGAATCAGATCCTCTACCTTCCGGTAAACGATCTGGAGCTTTTGTTCGTGAGTGTCCATGTTTTACCCATGAAAAAAGCGCCCGGAGGCGCTTGTAATATGAATTATTGTCAGAGCGTGATGTGCTGCCTGACAACAAACTTGTTGATATTGATGTAGGCAATCAGGTCAATCAAGTCTTCACAAAGGTTTTCGTTCTTTATCTTCTTGAATATTAAGTAATCTTCTAACAGTTTTTTTGCTAACCGACGTTCTCGATGCTGCAGGTCTGAATAGAAAAAGCCATCGATATCACCGAGCTCATTTATCTGCTTATTGGAATATCCGAGCTTTTTTAGGTATGTCTTGATACTCATTTTTTGTCCTTTACGTTGTGTTTTTCGTTAAGGACACATTAGCTCTGACACCGAAAGAATGCAATTTAATTCGTTGATTTAAAAGAATAATATCAACAAATTGGCCCGGTTGTTACGGCACAGCCGGGAAAGCCAAAGCACTACTCAGAAATGCATTTTTTTAACAGCTTCATAAATTCTTTAGCTGCACTGGGGAAGAGGCTGAATCGTTTCTTTTCTACTCCCCAAGGTTTTTGAGCAGGTTTCTCTACCATTTCAAAATCTCCGTCGGGAGTAAATACTTCTTGCCAGACTGTTTCCTGATAAAAAATGGAAATCAATTTCTTTTTACGTCGATTCCCATTCTTAAAGACCTTCCACTCCGAAACAACAATTTTCTTTTCTTCCGTGTCATAGTCGAGGGCCAATCTGTCCGGGATGTTTTTCTCCAGACAGCCTGCATAAAGTTCATCCAGATTATTAAACGTTTTCTCTGGCTGAATGGCTGCCAATTGCTCCGGTGAAAGATCATCCACTCTAAGGATCTTTTCAACAAAGAAGGATTTAGGAATTCCAGATCGGCCGACCTCAATGCACCTTACTTTTCGGCCGCCTTCCTCTAAGTTGTTTAAAACTAATTTGCGTCGGGCGCCCGGGTGAGAACCGCCCATATAGATAATTTCAACGACTTCTCCGGTACCAACTTTTGATTCAATCCATTGTTTTAAATCTTCTGCCATTATTTTCTCCTTGAAATAAGGGTAATTTTATCAATGGCAATAAGAGAGAACTCCAACTCAACCGTGGTTAAGCTGGAGTTCCAATTTCAAGGAGAATCGTTTTAAATATCCTATCTATTTCAGCCGAGAATCGCTTGTGTGCGTTTAGTTTTAATAGGGATATGGGAGGATGTATAGAGAAATTTAAAAGCGCTACAAAGGCGTTTTACGCTCTTTCCGCTGAATTTTACGAAAATATAGCACTTTTTCGTCAAAAATGTCGCGTCGGTATTTTCCCTTAGTGTTTTCCGCATTGTTTGCAATCTCATCCAAAGCCTCCGCAATATCTCTGTCTGCCATACAAAGACGATTAAAAAGAGTGTTCCTATGCACGGACAATCTAATGGCCGCTCTCGCCATACCAATACGGACCTTCCCTCCATAGACGGCGAAGACAGCTGTTCTTTCTTCGTCCGGCAATCTGCTGATGATTTTGTCGACCCGCATCATGTAGAAATCAACGCCGGCAGCGTTAATTAAATCCTGCGGCGTTCTGGAGGAATTAACAACATCGTTTCCTAATGCCAGAAGGCAATGCATTCTGATGCGGTTTCTGTTCCGCCAGTTCATCCATTTAATAAGGATGTGTTTGATTCTTGGGATTCTGGCCAATTTGTTGTCCTCTCTCTAATAAAAAATACTGGATACCGTTTGGATATAGTTAGGGAACCGTTTTGGATATGGTTGTGTTTTTGTAATTATTTGATTTATTTATTATTTTTCTTATTTGGATATAGTGGATATAGTTATTTCTATTGAAGCTCGCGCGTGAGATTTTTTCTACTTTCTCTTTATCCGTTAAACACGTGTGTATTAATTCCTCACGCGCATAAGAGTTTGAATTAACCGTATCCACCGTGTCCAAAACCACCCAACCAATTGAATTATTGAAAAAATATTTTTTCTCAACCCTATCCAAAACCATATCCAAACCGTATCCAAACGGTATCCAGTCTATGTTTTTTGACGCAAACACTCCGTCACCCTCGGCGCGGAGGGCGCCTTCGGCAGGAGGGAGGGGGAGGAGTGAATTAAATATGACCATAGTTTCGCTGCCTCCTATTGGCTTGATACAAACTATCCTGAAAATTTCTGAGCTGTTGAGACAGCTCAATCCTCTCCGGCGGATTAGCCAGCATCTCTTCTTCCGTTTTGTTCGGAAAGTAAACGGTCAGACGTTTTTCCTTGGTCTGTTTATCATTTTTAAAATCGCTGACGGAGTATTCATGGTCATAGACTACCGCCCGAACCCTCTCTCGCCGGATCATCATCGACGACGCCGTTAATCCGAACATCGTGGCAGTCATCATTTGCCGCTCGCCGGCAGAAGGGAGCCAGAGCAAATAGGCTCTATAGAGATCCTGACTCGAGGCCGGACCGACAAGAAACGGTGTTTCTTCATTGATCCACTTAAGCAGAAACCTGCGAGCAGAATCGGTTCCGAGTTCCTTCAAATCTCGTGTGGCCTGAGTTTCAATTGGCCTTGTGCTCGGTTCAAATCCTGTCAGGTCAACGTGCATCAAGTAATGGCACAAAGCGTTAACGCCGCCGTTTTCGATTTCTTCGGCGAGTTCCTTGAAATATTGCGGCGGCAGCTCTGCGTTGTACCGAATGCACATGTATCGTCTATCAAACCAATCCAGAGCCAGCGGCTGCATTTCGTTGGAAAGATAGACAAAGTTGGTCAGGTTATCCTCTTCCACCACGGGCATATTTTTCTCTTCGAGCTGATGCACGGGGCTGGTGATGAGGTTTTTCAGAATGCCTTTCAGCTCCCGGCGCTCTTTACTGGTGACCACTTCGTCTGCAACCACAAACAATTTGTGAGACAGCCACATATTGAAACGGGAGGTCATCAGTTTCTGGTCAACGTGCCGGGAATACTCACGGCCATAGATGCGGGAGACTGCATCGAAAAACATACTTTTACCGGTTCCTTCGCGCTCGCCGAAGACCACCAAGGCGGTATGCATTTTTGCACCCGGGTGCTGGATCGGGTAGGCCAACCATTTAAGCACCCAATCAAAGACGTGTTCGTCTTCTTCACAAATAAGGAAAAGGTGTGAAATCAATTTAGCGCAACTGGCATTCGGGTCCGGATTAGTCTTCCAGCCGGTAAACGTGTTTACACAGCCGGGAGGAACAACGCCGTCCGGGCGAAAAACGAGCTGATCTTTACGAATCCGTTTTAAGTTGCCATAAGCGTTCGTCAAATAGGCAGTCACCAGCTTGGATTCGTAGCATTGCCGGAGAACGCCGATTTTTACGAGGAGTTTTTCTTTCAGATCCCAGCAAACGTCTTCCGGATAAATATGGATGTACGTTTTGCCCAGTTCCTCGACAATCCGTGCGGCCTGGCTGGCCGCTTTGGCTTTCTCTTTGGCGCGGATTTCTCTTTTTTCTTTTGCTGTCGGAGTCCGCACCGATGGATTCATTAGTATGGCCAACTGCTCTCTGGCCATATCAATGCCTTCCTCAGAGACCAGATCGTTAAAGTCTGTTCCAAGTTTCGTAGGATCTTTAAATTTCGGGACAGTCATTAAGCAACGGTGTTTAATGGCAGCCAAGGTGGCTTTCATTACGCCGGTGTTTAAGCCGTTTCGCTGGATCGCCTTTTTCTGTCCGGGAGCTTTTTCCGAATAGTAAACACACGTTTCTCCATCCATCTCGCCCCAATAGGCTTTAACCGTCACTTGACCGGCGGGAGTTTCAATCAACTGTGCCGGGGAGCTGCGGGAGGCGCCGATTTCAAGATCAACACCATACTTTGCCTTGAAATCGTTTTTTAATTTCGTGTGGTAGTGGCAGTCATTGTCCGCTGCGATGACGATTCGACGCTTTTCAATCGGTTTGATCGCAGTGATTACGGCGTCAATGTTTCCGGCATCGAATGCAACGTAAACGGGTTTTTGGGTTGCCTGGTAAATGCTGCAACCGGTCGCCCAGCCTTCACAAACGTAAACAATGTCCGAGTCCGGAGTTCCGGGAGGAGCCAGTAAGGAGAATGATCCTTTCTTTGGAGTTCCGGTCAGGAATACTTTCTTGATTTCCTTCCCGCCGTCATCAGTCTCCGCTTCAGTAATGATCTGCAGACTGACCAATGAGCGCTCTTCCGGGTGTTCCGGATTGATTTGATACATCGGAATTAAGAGCTGATTCCTCAGCTGGCGAGCGCCGATGGGTCGGATTCCTTTTTTGATTATGTAGGGGAGGGAGGCAGAGACGCTGTCTGCTGCCGAGTTCCACAATTTGAGGGCTTTGTCTTTACAGGCCGTGCGCTGATCGGCCAGCATAGCCTCAATTTTCTTGCGGTTTTCTTCCCGTTTTTCCTCGACTTCCTTTTTTTCATCAGGCGTGAAGGAATTATTGCGGGACATCTCCACGAGATACTGTTCGTCTGCTATGCCGTACTTGCCGGCGTAATAAGTTTTTCCGGACTTAGTTTGGTGTTCAAACAGGACATACCAGGCCTCTTTGGAACGCTTCCATCGGGAGTCGGCAGGCTTAAAGCGATCGAACTTGGAGCCGTTACTAACAACCAGATCATAGCCGGGAGGGACGAATATCCCGTGCTCGGCCATTTGCTCTTCTATTTCTCTTAAAGTACGTGCCATATTTCTGACCCTTTGAGACCCTTTGAAAAAATGAGGCACACCCGGGGCCCGGGTCTTGAAGGCAAGTGTTGCAACACTCGGTGCGCCTCGGAAAACTATGGAATCCGTTTCGGATTAACTTGCATGAATGCTCCTATTACCGGAGGAAATAAAAAACGCAGAAGACGGCCATGACCACCAGGAGAAGAAGCGCCCAATCAATCCTGCGCGGATCAAATTTCTGCAGGCGTTCTGCATCCATCCGGCGCAGCTCTTTTTCAAATCTGTCAGTCGCCCTGAGTCTTTCGTCTTCTGTCATCTGTCTTTTCCTCTCCTGGCGACCGAATCGGTCACGTTTCATTTTCTGTTCCTCTTGGGTGCCGTGGTCAACGGCGTTGTTCCGGCATGTATCGGCAGTTTTTCCGGAAATCGCTTATTTGGCGGTTTCCTGCCGTATAGCTGCCGTATCAATGCCGTATTTTTCGTATTCGCTTATCCGGAAAATGGCCTTATCCCTTTTACGGAGGTCACGAATGACTACCTTTTTCGCCCAGGCGTCCATCACATCCCGAATAATCGAGTTCTGCGACTTGTCCGGATCAGCGTCAATCGTTCTGCGAATGACGGCCATGGTCACGTCAGTGAGCATCGCTCGCACCTCGTTCGTTCCCTTGTCCCTCATTCGTAATCAACTCCTTAGCTTGTTCGGGAGTAATCAAGTTCAGCCGTATAGCTGCCCCGATCACCTGATCCGAACGGCGAACGTCCAGATCATCAGGCCAGTTATGGATAGCTCCTCGCGTGACCTTTAAAGCACGCCCCAGAGCTGCTCCAGACTTAAAAAGTGAAATAGCGATTTTTTTTTTCATAACTCGAATTGTATATGCGCATAGACATCCTTTGTCAAGTTATTTGTTTATCCCTACATACAACTTAATAAATAAACTACTTAATATGAAAACGGTTGCAGAACGACTTGCTTATGCTCTTGCAATACGCGGAATGACCCAATCTGAACTGGCTCGGCGGGCCGGAGTTACCAGAGGGACGATTTCCAACGTAATGAAAGGTGTAGCGAAAAACTTCACTGCTGAAGTGTCGTTAAAAGTAGCGAGAGCATTAGACGTGGACGTTTACTGGCTCGTTTTAGGAGAGGGAACCGCAACGAATGACACCATTCAACGGGGAATTCCTGAAGAGGCGGGGGACGTCATCAGAAAATTGTCCGAAGAAGGCCAGCAGATGGCTCTTAACATTCTTCGGCAACTAAAGTAAGTTGAATAAATTGTATACGTACATAGACAAATAACAAAAAGTCTATTACCATAGACGCATCTCAATGAGGTGCGTTATGTTATTTTCAAACAAGCCAATTCAATTCGTCTTTTTCTCTGACGAAGCAGCAAACGCTTTTAGCGATTCATCCAGACGACTTCTAACTTGGGCCGGCGAAGGTTATTCCGATAGCTGCCGCGTCTTTGCCCGGGAATGCATTTCACGCATTGAAGCTCCCTTACACAAAATTCCGCTTGAAGATGCTGAAGAGCTTCTTGCTCTTCTGGGGCACTGTTGCCTAACCACTGAGGTTGCTGAGCCAGCGAGAACACTTTGGAGCAATTGCGTCCGTATTCTCTCCGATCAAATTTATAAATCGGTGCATCAAAATGAAGCGGCTTAAAAAGCAAACGGTATTCGCTCTGAAGGAATTTATCCGGGTCTATTCCCCGGAATCGACTCCGTCCGAAAAGTCCGCGATGCTGAATGAAGCCGTTAAGAATTTTGAGCTGTTCGCAAATGGAAGCGCCGGACATGACTGCTGCAAGGGAATCGTCCCCAGTGCGTCCGGGAAAGACCTTGAAATCCACTATGCGTACCAAATGCCGATGCGAAAGCCTGAATGGATTTTCATCAATCCCCAAACCGATTTCGAGGAAGTCCATGCCTAAATCCAAAAACACCTGGAAGAAGGCCTACCGCCCCAGACAGGTAAAGATCGGACCTTATTGGCCGGCAGATCAGCAGGCCGACGTCGAAGACAAACTCACAAAAGTTGCCCTGTACGTGGAATCAACCCTGCCGACCGGAGCCGCCACCGAACAGCAAATCGACTGGATCGAAGACGTCTTTATTTGGTTTCTCGGAATGCTCTACAAGCGCCATAGACATCTTGACCGTCAGGAGGTCAGTGAGGCCGGGAGACTGGCCATGGATGGAAAGCACGCGCTCGAGGCGATCATCGACCGGAAGTGGGCCGGACAAACACATGGATATGTGACCACCGGTGAGGAACTCAAGCTGATAAGTCAGGCCTGCGCGGTGATGATTCCGACACTCAAAGAGGCGGTCCGACTGGCTCCCTACACATCATTTAATGAATTTAACTGGTCACAGAACAGGGCCGACGAAAAACTTAGAAGGAAACAAAATGAAAAATGCAGAAACAAATGACAAAAAATTCGACGAATTTTTAACAGCCTGCGTTGTTAAACAAGTAAAAGCTCAAGGCTTTGTTCCCCTCGAAGTCACCGGAGTAGACATCGGAAAACTTGAATTGGATATGCAAAACGGGACTTATGGTGAACTTCCCTTCGTTTCTCTGTTTTGCAAATCCAGGATGTCCGACAATGAAAAATATTTAGCGATTCTCCCGGTAAAAGGCGCTGCAAATTTGGCAGCAATGCTTCTTAACGCAGTGGCAAAAATCAAAGACGAGGAGGGCGAGTAA